AGGTTCAGAAACAGATGCTGTATCAAGTGTATGACAACTCGGACAAATGTAGAGGGACATTTGAGTCAATCTACGATATGGAGATTTTCATGGATAGTATTAGAAACCTCAGAAATGAGAGTTATCCAAATACCCCTAGAATGTCCACCTTTGATTATATCAAAAGTATCGGATGGAGAATGGATATCAAGACAGTTGACAAACTGGCACAATAGATCTCCCATTGCCTCTGAGATCGTGTATATTAAAGGAGTGGAAGGGAAGCACCCCCGACACACTCTAAACACTCTCTAATTGCCTCTCATGCGTAAGATCGAAACCCAGATGAATTCAGCACTTTCTAACAGCAAGTCTTGGCAATCTGGTAACACTTCGGTTTCATTCAACGAAGAAAATAACACCTCTGTTGTTCGTCTTCATGGTAACAAGATTGCAGTGCTCGGAGAAGATTTTCTTGAGATCTTTGATGGCGGTTGGCAGACAACTACAACCAAAAGTCGTCTGAATGCCATTATCAACGAGTTCTGCAATGCTAACACTGATGGTGTCTATCAGCGCAACTTTCAGTGGTATCTGAGTGATAACGGAGTCGAGAGAGATTTCGAGAATGGTTACATCTTCTCTTGACAATCTCGACAATCCGATGTATACTGAGGGGGTGCTAATACGCCCCCTTATTTAATACCTATATGACAGTTAATTAATGTTATAAAAACAGTTAAATTGGCCCCCTTAAATATAAAAAACGGCCACTACCCTAACCTACAAAGGTTCCCAGACGCGAGAGAAACAACATGAGGGATATAAAAAATTTTTCTAAGGTAACACGAAGGGAGGAGGTTGAATATATTTGGATGTGCTTAAGTGAAAGCGCAAAGATTATCCTATCAAATCTAAAAAATTTTCGGAGGTAAAAATGGACGCTCAGATCCGCTCAGAGAGACAGGACGCCAGAGTATGGTGTCTAGAGCAGTTGATTAGGTTAGAGGGCGGTCTAGACCCTCGCATGTACGAATGTGCTGACTATGCAACATCCTCAGGTACAGTGAAAGATCCTAATGATCTATATACACTATGGGTTGAGTGGAAAGGCAAGAACCCCACAGACAATCCGCAATTAAGAAATAGGTTATAGGAGGTATTATGTCCAATAGATTCACAGTTACTATTGATGAGGATGAGTTTGGTGAATTAATTCTCCCTATTCCTGATGAAATCTGTGAAGAACTTGGATGGGATATTGGAGATACTTTAGAGTATGGTATACAGGAAGATTCTTTTACATTGAGGAAAGTTAAAGATGAATGACAATGCACTAAATCATGCTGATGTGATGGCAGGTTATGATCCATGGACTGATAATGATGCCGCACACACAGCATTATTAGAATCAATCAAGAATTTATCAAAGAGAGTAGAGGAATTAGAATGTACTCTCAAGGCAGTTAAGATACTATCCGAAGATAATTATCGACAAATCCATCCAAATGATGTAGAATAAGCAAGTTCCACAATTTATAGATTAATGGCAAGAGCAAAAGTTGGTATTAGTGGTCAGGAATTTTTCCCTGCCAAACCGAAGACCACTCGTCAGGGAAGTTCTAAGAACACGAAATACGCTTCCACGAGTCGTAATAATGCCAAGAAGCGTTATCGGGGACAGGGGCGATGAATTTATTCTGTAATCTTCCTGCTGAGAAGGTATGGGTTCGTAAAGAATACCTAAGAGATCATCAGGATGGTCACGGAGAGTTTGTAGAGGGCGTCTGGATCACTGCTAAAAGCATACCCGGACGTGCTTTTTATTTTGAGACCTATCTACCTGAGTATGGTGCAATGTTTGATAAGTTGCCCATTAGTGCATTTGTAAGAGCACCAAAGACACCAGAACCTGATATGACATTAGAGAACCTACAATTTTGGAATTGTATGGACTATGGCGTTGCATGTATGAACAAAGGGTTCATTAGTTCAATGGATTGTGAATTAAGAACAAGAGATCATGGACTGGTAAGGGGTCAATATTTGTTTACCCTAGACAACTACCACGCGAATCCTGATGTTGTAGATAATAATGTAAGTGAAGTACCACAGGAGCATAAATCACACAATTGTGTTGCACTGGAGAATGGTCAATTTGCATTATATCCTAACAATCGAATGCGTTTGTATGATCTTTCTATTACACCAGAAGAACCAAAGGTTCCAGATTTCAAAGTAAGTACGATTGAGTATCAAGTAGAGGCAGGTATTGAATGGGGACGGTTAGGTGACACGGATGATTATTTTTGGGAAACAGCAAAGGAGAAGGAATGTAGCTAAATACTACTGGGATGGCAACCCCATTAAAAGTTCCGATACACTTTATCGGAGAAAAAAATGGGAATGAATCATGTACCGGACAACGTTCCGGCACTTATGGAGAAAGATTTTGGCACTGTAGTGCTTATTACAGACCCAAAATCCGATTATTTGATGAAAAAAGCGGCCAAAAAGGTAAAAAATAACAAAAAAATTGACTGATGGCACAAAAATCGGTAACGGGCAAGGATGTCAGTGTTTCTAAGGATTTTAAAGACATTGACATGAGTTTCTTAAAAAATCCATTTACTAATGATATTGGTGTTGTTAGAAACGAGGATGCCATTAAGCAAGCTTTGAAAAATATCATGCTTACCAAGACTACCGAGAAAGTATTTGACCCTGAATTCGGTACTAACATCTGGGTATCCTTGTTTGAACCTATGGATGATATTACTGCCGATAGAATTGAACAAGAAATTATGAATGTAGTCGGGCAATATGAGACACGAATTACAATGAATGACGTTGCCGTTGAACCTATTATCAGAGAAAACGCTTATCACATTTTTATCACCTATCGTATCATCGGTAGTCCGATGACCGAAACCGTTTCGTTTGTGTTAGAGAGGCCATAATGATACCTAATAATTTAACAGGACTAGATTTTGTAGATATTAAGGCATCAATTGTCTCATATCTTAAAACTAGACAAGAATTTACCGATTATGATTTTGAAGGATCATCTTTATCATATCTGGTAGATTTGCTTGCGTATAATACTTATTATACTGCATTTAATGCCAACATGGCAATGAATGAAGCATTTTTGCCGTCTGCAACTGTTAGAGATAATGTTGTAAATGTTGCAAAACTTTTAAATTATGTACCTCATTCTAAAGTTGCTTCTGCAGCAGTTGTAAATGTAAGCATACAAACGTCTCTTACTAATGGTGTATATCCTAGTTCACTGACCATTAGGAGGGGTCCTGTTGCTTCTGGGGGTAATTATGTATGGAATTGCCTTCAAGATACTACTGTTGAGGTAAACCCGACTACAGGGGCAGCATCTTTTGAGAATTTACACCTTAAAGAAGGTACGATTGTCAATTTCTCTTACATTGTTAATACATTCCAAACACAAATTTATCAGATTCCTTCATCTGATGCTGATATTTCTACACTTCAAGTAACAGTAAAACCTAACGAATCTTCAACTACAAGCGATATTTACAATCGTGCTGGTAATATTACTGATATTACTCCAACATCAAGGGTTTATTTTGTAAATGAGGGCGAAGATCAACGTTTTGAGGTGCGTTTTGGAGACAATAGTATTGGTAGAGCACTTACTGATGGTGAAGTAATCAACTTTTCTTATCTTGTTAGTGATGCTAATGAGGCAAATGCTGTCCAAAAATTCCAATGGATTGGTCAATTTACTGATAGTGCGGCAATTCAGTACGCTCCTGCACTAGCACAGGTTTCAACAGTGACTGCATCTAGCGGTGGTGCGGAAGCAGAGAGTGTAGAATCAATCAAATATAACGCTCCACGCTATTATTCTTCTCAATATCGCGCTGTTACAGCACAAGATTACGCAATTTTAACAAAAAGTGTCTATGATAACGCAGAATCTGTTGTTGCATACGGCGGAGATAGTCTAAATCCTCCAGTTTACGGAAAAGTTTATATTGCAGTCAAAACAAGGACCGGTTCTTTGCTAAATGATGCTACCAAAAAGCAAATTGCAACGGATTTACGCAAATATGCGATGGCATCTATCGATCCTGTGATTGTTGATCCAGAACAACTGTATATTTACAACAAAATTTTCGTACAATACGACACTGGATGCGGATCTGACACCTCTACGATCAAAACAGAGGTTCAAAACGCAGTTTCTGAGTGGGCAACTCAGACTGCTATCAATAATTTCAATTCTACATTCCGAGCTCAATCGTTTGAGAAGGCAATTACACTTGCAAGTAAGTGTATTACTGATGTTTCTCTGCAAACGACTATTCTTCGGTATATTAAACCGCAAACAAATCAGACAAACAGTTATGTAATCACTACAGGAGCACCACTTTATAATTCTGCACCTAGTGTATCCTCTACAGATGGTGTAAAGGAACCTATTTTACTGTCGGGTGTCTTCAGAACAGCAGATCGTCCTGGTGTAAACCAACAATTTGAAGATGATGGTTTTGGAAATCTTCGGATGTTCTATAATACTGGTACTAGAAAGGTATTTACTAATCTAACTGCCGGAACTGTAAATTATGATAGTGGAACTATTGTATTTGGTCCTGTGAATATTGTTGGATCGGGTTCAAATATTGCTGATACTGGTGTTCAACTCACAAATAGTATTACTGGCACTGGTAATATTACTGATCCAGCAGCATTACCTACGGATCTTCAAATTCCAGTACAATTTATCCCAGCAAACGCAGGATCAATTCCTTCTGCTACACCGGGAACTGTACTGAACATCATTTCTCCCGAAGTTTCAATTCAACCGTTGGGTACTATTCCACCTCCATCTATCCCTCTAAATAGTTTGACGCCAAAGGTATTTGACCAGACTCCTACAGTTATTGCTGTTGCTTCTGCGCTGAATGCCGGGTCACTTAACACATAACTTTCTTGTCTAAGTAGGATGAATATTAATAAGGTCTCTCAGTCTCTGCTATCGCAATCTCCAGAGTTTGTACAGGCTGAATATCCATTATTCAATAAATTTCTTGAGTATTACTATAAATCTCAAGAAAAAACCGGTTTAGGTCAAAATATCCTTAATAACTTTTTGAGTTATTTGGATATTGATCACCTTGACGTAAAGATTCTTGATGGAAAAACTACGTTAGCGCAAGATATTACTGATATTTCCAGTCAAATTGTAGTTGAGTCTGTTGATGAGTTTTTAGATCAGAATGGTTCTATTTTAATTGGTGATGAAGTAATTTATTATGAAAGTACGACATCTTCTCCTAATATTGCTCTCAGTCCCGGCATTTCTTACAGTCAAGTAAAATTAAAGTGGACTAATCTTGCGACGATTGTAGATCAGTTTGATGGTGTTAAGAGAGACTTTCGTTTAATCTCTCAAGATAATCCTATCACCGCACCAAGTCCCCAACATTTAATTGTAAGTAATTACAATAAAGTTTTGATTCCTGTTGTTGATTACGTTATTCAGGGAGATAAAATTGTATTTACAGAAGCACCTAGAGCAAAGGTTGCCTCTGACGATACCACTACTACCTTTATCACTTACTTTATTGGTTTTACTGAAAATCCAATTGTTCCAATTGATAATCTTGCACCTTCCTTTGGTGATGGTAAAACAGTATTTTCCTTAACTAGAGGTGGAGTTTCATATGAACCCATCATTGACGAGTATGTTGTTGCTGTTTATGATGGTCGTCATTTAACACCAAAGGTAGATTATTTTCTTGATGGTGACAGAATTGTATTTAATTTTGTTCCTATTGTAGGTAGATCTATTTCACTTTATGCTATCGAAGCACCCATTCCCTCTTTTGGTGGCGGTGCTAGGGGTTATGCTCGTATTGATGATAATGGAAGTCTTACAGGCATTTCTACAAATGTTAATGGTGGTAATTATCGATATGAATATCCACC